TCATTAGTAGAAGAAGCAATAGAAGCATTAAAAAAACAGTTTAAACAATGGAAAGATGAGTTATCTCCAGAAGACTACCAGCTTCGTATATCTCAGCATCCTAGAAATATAAAAGAAGCATTTGCATACAGAACAGTATCTGTATTTCCTCCTCATTTACTTGCAGCACAAGAAAGAAGAATTGAAGAAAAAGACTATGCATATGAATATTTAGATATATCAACTGATATAGAGGGAAGGCCTGTAGTTACTAAAAGTAATAAAAGTCCAATAATGCAATTTCCAATAAACAAAAAGACTGAAGATAAAACAGGATGTATTGTTGTATGGGAAAGACCAATTCCAAATCCTGAGTTTGGTAAAACATATTATGCATCTATTGACCCCGTAGGTGAAGGTAAAACTACAACATCAGAATCATTATGTTCAATCTACATAATGAAAGCTCCAATAAGAGTGCAAAAAGTTACGGGTACTGAAGTAGAGACTTACATAGAACAAGGTAAGATAGTGGCTGCTTGGTGTGGTAGATATGATGATATAAATCAAACACATAAACAACTAGAACTTATTATTGAATGGTATAATGCATGGGCACTTGTAGAAAATAACATATCTTATTTTATTCAACACATGATTGCAAGACGTAAACAAAAATATCTTGTACCAAAAGGACAGATTATGTTTTTAAAAGATTTAGGTTCTAATAATAATGTGTATCAAGAATATGGTTGGAAAAATACAGGTACTCTTTTTAAAGCACATCTTCTTAGTTATGCCATAGAATTTACTAAAGAAGAATTAGATCAAGAATTAAAACCAGATGGTACAGTAGTTAGAACTACCTATGGTATAGAGAGGATTCCTGATCCTATGTTAATCAAAGAAATGAGAGAATATGCAGATGGAGTCAATGTGGATAGACTAGTTTCTTTTGCTGCTCTTGTTGCATTCATGAGGATTCAAGAATCAAATAGAGGTGTTGCAACAAGAACAATCATGGATGATGCAGCTAAAAACTTGCAAAAGTCAGAAAATTTGTTTAAATTAAATAAGAGTCCATTTAAACACATGGGTCATAAAACATCTACTATGAATAGAGGATTTAAAAAATCTGCATTTAAAAATATTAAATAGAAAGTTATGCAAATATATAACGCATTACAGGCTAAGAAAGGTGCTAAGACTTCACAGAATAGGTTAGGTAGTATTACCCAACCTCTGCAGTTCTTACCTAAAAAAGATAAAACAGATGAGTGGGCAGCTTGGAATCTAGACTGGTTAGAGTGGCAAGGTCTTAAACAAATCCGTAGAAATGCTAGAAGATTAATGAAAAATTATAAACTAGCAAAAGGTATTATTGATAGAACAGACTATATAATTGAAGATGATAATGAATATAGAGATGTTGTAGAAACTCTTACTAAAGAAGATGTATCTGCACTTGAATTAAAATTCTATCCAATTATTCCTAATGTAGTTAATGTTCTAGTAGCTGAATTTGCAAAAAGATCTACAAGATTAACTTATAGAGCTGTTGATGACTTTTCATATAATGAGATGTTAGAACAAAAAAGAGGAATGGTTGAACAAACTTTAATGGCAGATGCTGCAACTAAAATGTTAGCAGCAATGTTAGAACAAGGATTGGATCCAAATTCTGAAGAAGCAAAACAACAACTACAACCTGAAAGTTTAAAATCATTACCTGAAATAGAACAGTTCTTTAAGAAAGATTATCGTTCTATGGTAGAACAATGGGCTGAACATCAACATAAAGTGGATGTAGAAAGATTTAGAATGGATGAGTTAGAGGAAAGAGGTTTCCGTGACATGTTAATTACAGATAGAGAGTTCTGGCATTTCCGTATGATGGAAGATGATTATGAAGTAGAACTTTGGAATCCTGTTCTTACATTCTATCATAAGTCACCAGATATAAGATATATATCACAATCTAACTGGGTAGGTAAAACTGATATGTTTACTGTATCGGATGTTATAGATAAGTTTGGACATGTTTTAACTGAAGAACAACACAAAGCTCTTGAATCAGTTTATCCAATTAGATCTGCCGGTTATACAATTGGAGGTCTTCAAAATGATGGTAGTTTTTATGATGGTGTTAGATCTCATGACTGGAATACAAGTATGCCTTCATTAAGTTATAGACAGTATACATCTTTTATGGCAGGTAATGTATTAGATGGATCAGATATAATTACTCAGATATTAGCAGAAGGAGAAGACTATTATGATCAAGGTACAGCTTATCTACTTAGAGTAAGTACCTGTTATTGGAAATCACAAAGAAAAGTAGGACATCTTACTAAGATTACTGAAGAAGGAGAAGTAACAAATGATATAGTTACTGAAGATTATCAGATTACAGATAAAGCAATTTATGATACAAGACTCTTTAAAAATAAAAATAAAGATAATTTACTTTTTGGTGAACATATAGATTGGATCTGGATTAATGAAGTTTGGGGAGGTGTAAAGATTGGACCAAACATTCCTTCATTCTGGGGTATGAATAACCCTGGTGGATTTTCTCCAATCTATTTAGGTATAGATAAAAACCATATTGGTCCACTTAAGTTTCAATTTAAAGGTGACTCAAGTTTATATGGATCTAAACTTCCTGTAGAAGGATCTGTATTCTCAGACAGAAATACTAAGTCTACTGCTCTTATTGACTTAATGAAACCATACCAGATTGGATATAACATTGTTAATAATCAAATAGCAGATATACTAGTAGATGAACTTGGTACAGTAATTATGCTTGACCAAAATTCATTACCTAGACACTCATTAGGAGAAGACTGGGGGAAAGGTAACTTAGCTAAAGCTTATGTTGCAATGAAGAATTTCCAGATGTTACCATTGGATACTTCTATTACAAACACTGAGAATGCATTAAACTTTAATCATTTCCAGAAACTTGATCTTGAACAAACTAATAGGTTGATGTCAAGAATACAATTAGCTAACTACTTTAAACAACAAGCATATGAAGTAATTGGTGTTAATCCTCAAAGGATGGGACAACAAATATCACAACAAACTGCTACTGGAGTAGAACAAGCAATGAATGCATCATATGCACAAACAGAAATATACTTCATTCAACACTGTGATTATTTAATGCCAAGAGTTCATCAAATGAGAACTGATCTAGCACAGTATTATCATTCTACTAAACCATCTTCAAGATTAACATATATTACATCAGCTGATGAAAAGGTAAACTTTGAAATTAATGGTACAGATCTTTTACTTAGAGATTTAAATATTGCAGTTAGTACAAATGCAAACCATAGAGCTATTCTAGAACAGTTAAAACAAATGGCTCTTCAGAATAATACTACTGGTGCAAGTATTTATGATCTTGGTAAAGTTGTTCAATCAGAATCTATTGCATCTCTTAATTCTGTTCTTAAAGCTTCTGAACAAAAACAAGAGCAACAAAAACAACAAGAAATGCAACAGCAACAACAAATGCAACAAGAACAACTTCAAAAACAACAAGAGATTGAACAAATGAAGATTGATGCTACTATGGCTGAGAAAGAGAAAGATAGACAAAGAGATATCTTGGTTGCAGAAATTAGAGCTGCTGGTTATGGTGCTCCTGCAGATGTTAACCAAAATCAAATGTCTGACTATGCTGATGCAATGAAAGAGATAAGAGAAACAGAACAGTATCAAGAACAAACAGGATTGCAAAGAGAAAAGGAAACAAACAGGATGGTTATTGAAAATCAAAAGAACCAACTTGAACGTGAAAAACTACAAACTGAGAAAGATATTGCTGAGAAACAATTACAGATTGCACAGGAAAACAAAAACAAATATGATATTAAACCAAGTAAGGAAAAGTAACTTAGCTATATATTACAATTTTTTTTTCTACACCTTTTAAATTTTTAAAATTTATTTTGTATATTAAACTATAAACAAAACCAACAACATGGAAACAACCAACAAAAAACCTGAAGATCAGGTACAAGATTCTACAGCGGTAGAACAAGTAGATGTAAATATTGATGAAATCTTTGGAATGCCGGGAGCAGAAAATGTCATGCTTCCATCAGGTGCAGAAGAAGATAAACCTAAGTCTATGTTTTCAAAAGAAAACAGTGTAGACACATCGTTCTTTGAAAAACCTGCTAGTTCTGCAAAAGAAAAAACTGATGACAAGAATGAGCCTGAACTTAAATCTGGTGAAATTGAAGAGACTATCAATGAACTAAATGATTTAATTACTCAAGAAGAAGATGCTGGAAATAAAGGAAGACCTAAAGTAGATAAATCTGGTCTTTATGATTTAGCACAAAAAATGATTGAGGAAGGTAGTCTTATTCCATTTGATGATGATAAAACTTTAGAAGAGTATACTACTAAAGATTTTAGAGAGTTATTTGAAGCAAACTTTGCAGAAAGAGAAAATGAAATTAGAAGAAATACTCCAAGAGAATTTTTTGAAGCACTTCCTGAAGAACTTCAGATTGCAGCTAAATATGTAGCTGATGGTGGTGAAGATCTTAAAGGTTTATTTAGAACTCTTGCTCATGTAGAAGAAATGAGACAACTTGATCCATCTGATGAGTATGATCAAGCTGAAATTGCAAGACAGTATTTATATGCTACAGGATTTGGAACTCCAGAAGAAATAGAATCTGAGATCCAAGATTGGAAAGATTTAAATAGATTAGAACAAAAAGCTAATCAATTTAAACCTAAATTGGATGCAATGCAAGAAGAAATTATTGGAAGAGAACTTGCAGAACAGGAAGAGAAAAAACAATTGCAAGCAGAACAAGCAAAAGCATATCAAGAAAATGTTTATAATACTCTTGCAACAGGAACAATTGGTGGTGTTAAACTAGATAGAAAAATTCAGAGTTTATTATTCTCCGGATTAGTACAACCAAACTACCCTTCTATTTCAGGAAAACCAACCAACCTACTTGGTCACTTACTAGAGAAGTATCAGTTTGTAGAACCAAGACATGATTTAATTGCCGAAGCTCTTTGGTTACTTGCAGATCCAAATGGATATAAAAGTAAGATAAAAGAACAAGGTGGAAAACAAGCTACAGAAAAAGTAGTAAGACAATTGAAAACGGAACAGTCTAGAAAGATTGCATCTTCTATAAATAATCAGTATGATGATGAACCAAGAAGAAATACTACTTCTAGATCTGAACCAAGGAAGCTTTCTAAAAACACAATGTTTAGAAGATTTTAATTAAGTAACAAACAAAAACAAATATAAAATGGCAACTCCAGTTTTAAACAATGGTATATTTCTACGGGATACCAACTACCAAGCTAGTTCACACGTAGACTCTTACCACTTGGTTAACATGTTGAAGGATGCAGAACCTATGGATCTGGGCCCAGTAGACCTTTGGGCTATGGCACAGAAAGTAGAGATGCCTCTTTATCAAATGTCTAGCTTTGGTGGTAAAAATGTAATCATGGTTGATAATGCTCGTGGAGAGTATAGATGGCAGACTCCAGTGTCTGTAGATCTACCTTACATCCTTGAGGATATTGAACCAGAAAATAATTTTAAAGGTATTGAAGGAACAACATTCCGTATCAAAATCAACAGACGTGAGTTTGGACATGGTGATATCATCACTTATGACAAATATAACGGAGTTGAGATGTACATTACTGATGAAGATATTCTTCCTTTAGGAGATGCTTATATCTATACTGTACAGTTGGTAAACAATGACAACTTCAAATACTTGGATAACAAGTACTTGGCAAATGGTACTAAAGTATTCCGTAAAGGTTCTGCTCGTGGAGAATATGGTGAAAGATTCTCAGACATTACAACAAGAACAGGATTCCGTGAATTCTATAACTTTGTTGGTGGTGCTGAAGCTCACGTACATTATTCTATTTCATCTCGTGCAGATTTGATGATCAAAGGTGGTATGAATGCAGATGGTACAGTTCCTGTAACTGAAATCTGGAGAACATTTGACAAAAACACTCAAGATCCTTCTATTACTTCATTAGAAGATATGGTTAAAGTAATGGGTAAAGATAAAGTTAAACGTGCATTTGACAACGGAGATTTATCTAGAACATTCTTAACTGGAATGGAAGCTGCTCACTTGACTAAGATTGCTACTGACATTGAGACTTACTTAATGTGGGGACAAGGAGGTAGAGTACGTCAAGATGGTCCAGATGATATTAGATTATCTGTGGGTCTTTGGAGACAGTTGGATAACTCATTCAAAAGAGTATACAACAAAAATAACTTTACATTGGATTTATTCCGTGGAGAGATCTACAACTTCTTCAATGGTAAAGTTGAATTCCAAGGTCCAGATCCAAAACGTAGCTTAGTTGTACAAACAGGTATGGGTGGTATGAGAATGGTAAATGAAGCTATCAGAAGAGAAGCTGTTGCATCAGGTTTACTTATTCAGGCTGCTGATATTGGTGCAATCACTGGTAAAGGTATGGACTTGAACTTTGGATTTGCTTATACTTCATATGTAATTCCATTCTTGGCAAATGTTAAGTTTGTTCTTAACCCAGCATTTGACAACATCCATACAAATGATATTGAGAACCCAATCATTGATGGTTTCCCATTATCTTCTTACTCATTCATTATCTTTGATATCACTGATAATACTAATGACAATATCTACTTATTGAAATTGTCTTGGGATAATCAATTGAAATGGTGGTATCAAAATGGTACAATGGATTACATGGGTCGTACTCAAGGATTCCAGTCTTCTGGTCAGTTCAATGGATACCGTGTAATGATGTCTCAAACTATGCCTGCAATTTGGGTTAAAGATCCAACTAAGGTATTGAAGATTGTTATGAGAAACCCAATCACTGGTGGATCATTCTAATCAGAATCTATATACAAGGGAGGGGGGAACTCCTCCCTTTTTTTAAATTTTAAAACCAACAAAAACAAAAACCAACAAAAAAATGGAAACAACAAATTTTACAAAAGTTGAAGTAGAGGTAGGCAGTATTAAAAAAACATCAATTGCTGTTAGACCTTACTTTGACAAAAAAGCTTCTAACATGGGATTAGAAGAGTACGGAATGAGTTTATTTGACGGAGTAACTCATAATGAACAACTAGCTTGTCTAGAAAATAATGGTGTAGTAAGATATATTACAGGATTAAATGAGTTTGCTCCTGAAATTAAATTACTACAAATAGAAGAAAGAGAAGCAAGAATTAAAGAAATAAGAAGTTCAGTAGCTGAATTAGAAAGAGAGTTGGCTGCAAATGTTATTGATCCAGAGGATAAAGATTTTTGGAATCAAGTAAAACTTCTTAAACCTGATAATAGAGAGTTTTGGAATAAGATAGACATGTCATGTGGTAATGAACCTGTTTATTTAGATCCAACAAAACCTTTTGATAGAATTAAAATACATGCTATTGAAGCAGGTGCCTTTGCAATGATTGCAAAAAGTTTTGATGATGCAAGATCAAAAGCAGTTCCCCCTAAGTTTTATCTAGATAAGGAAGAAGAAACTGTAATGGTAAGAACAGAGTACAAAAAACTCCGTAACAAAGCTTACTCAGAATTACAAAAACTATATGATAAAAACAGTACAAAATTATTTTATATTGCAAAAGTTGTGGATGCTAATAGTACTCAATACAGAAAATCAACTCCATTAGATGTTCTTTATGAAAACATGGATAGATATATTTCTGGTGATGGTGCTGAAAATAACAAAGAAAGAGCAGCAAAAACATTTACTGATGCAGTAAATATGGATATGGAATCATTAAAAATTAAATCAATTGTACGTGATTCCGTTTTTTTTAAGTATATTATTAATAAGCCCGATGGATATATTTACCATTCTAAGACAAATGCCTTACTTGGAAGAAATGTACCTGATGTTATTGAACACTTAAAAAATCCTTTAAATGAGGATATTTTAAAAGATCTTAACCTAGCTTGTGAGAAATATTGGAATACATAAAATACAATAAATATGAAAGCTGCTAACGTGACTAAAACAAAGTCAAAGAAAATTACAGGTGCTGATAAAACACCAGGTGGAAAAGTAGGAGGAACTAATCCTAATTTGAAATCAACAACTAAACCAAAAGGAAAAGTTGGTGGTATATCTAAAGCTCCTAAAAAAGCTAAACCTTCTTGTTAAGAACAATGGGTAAAGATATGATAAAAAGAAAAGACGGTAGTTATTCCCAGAGAGGTCTCTGGGATAACATCCGTGCTAATAAAGGTTCTGGTAAGAAACCTACTAAACAGATGCTGCAACAGGAAAAGAAAATTAAAGCAACTAATAAAAAGAAAAAGTAATGGAAAAAGGAAAATGTCCAAAAGGATATATGTTGTATGCAGACCCAGTAACTGGTAAAGAAAAATGCATAACACCATCTGAATTTTATAAAGATTGGGAAAAAGAAAAGGGTAGACCTGGTATGATTAAAATGATAAATAGAAAACCTCCAAAAGGAAGAACAACTTTAGCTAAAAAAGGTGGTAGTGTAAAATCTAAAAAGAAGAAGTAATGGCTGTTAAAAAAACAACAACTAAAAAAGCACCAGCTAAAAAAGCAAGTACAACAAGTATATCAATTGGACTTGGTAGTAATAAAGCTGAGATGAGAAAATGGGAAGTAGAATCTGCATTAAGTACTTTAAAAAGAGCAGAGGATATCCGTAAGGATAAAAAGATGATGACTGATATTGCAAATCTTGCTAAAGAACAAATGAATGTTTTAAAAAACTTTAGTAAGTAATTATGGCACAGGCAAAAACTAAGAAGGTAAAAGTTACTGCCGGTGGTGAGAAACATGTAGTATATAAAAAGACTACAAAAAAAGGTGAAGGAAAGGTTGGTCACATAATGGTCAACCATCCTACCAAAGATAAAGGACAGTGGGATACTATAGACTTAACTAAAAAAGGTAGAGCAAAAACAGTTAAACAAGGTGTTGCTGCAACTAAGAAGTGGCACAAAGATAATCCTGACTATAAATATAAAGGTAAAGGAAATGGGAAAGTCTCCAGCATGGCAAAGAAAAGAAGGTAAGAATCCAGAAGGTGGTCTTAATTCTAAAGGGGTAGCTAGTTATAGAAGAGCTAATCCTGGTAGTAAACTTAAGACAGCTGTAACTACTAAACCTTCTAAACTTGATCCAGACAGTAAGTCTGCTAAGAGAAGAAAAAGTTTCTGTGCTAGGATGAGTGGGATGAAGAAAAAACTAACAAGCTCTAAGACAGCTAATGATCCTGATTCAAGGATCAATAAGTCTTTAAGAAAATGGAACTGTTAAATTATATATACAATGAAAAAAACAATTAAAACTACAAAAATGAAAAAAATGTCTAATGGTGGACAAAAAGATCCTGGTAAAGGTGGTAGAATTGCTGGTCTTGCAACTACAATTTCTGGTGCAATAGGTGTTGGAACTAAGATGCTTAGTGATGCAATTAAAAAAAGAAGAGCTGTTGTACAGGGTGCAAAAGAACTTAGAAAAGCTGATCCTAACCTGAAAAAAAAGGAAGCAATAAAAGCATCACGATATACAATTAACAATCCTACACCAGAAGCAAAAAGAGGTGGAAGTGTAAAATCTAAAACTAAGAAAAAATGAAAAAGTGTATGTCAGGCTGTGGAGGTAAGATGATGTCAAATGGTGGTGCTAAAGTTGCCAAAATAAAAAAGATGGCAGCTGGTGGTGCTGCTGGAAAAATGATTCCTTTATATGATAATAATCCTAGAGTCTATAGTGGTCGTAGTTTAAAAAATGGGGGTTCTGCTTCACTTCCTGTTTGTAAAGGTGGTGATGTAAGAATGCCAGATGGTAGTTGTGGTAAAAGAAAATTTAAATCAGGTGGATTTAAAGACTTATCAGGAGATGGTAAGATTACAAAAAAAGATATTTTGATCGGTAGAGGTGTTATTAAAAAAACTACTAAAAAGAAATAATCATGGCTGAAAAGAAGGATAAGAAATGGATACAAAAAGCAGTTAACCCTAAACATAAAGGTTACTGTACTCCAATGTCTAAACCTACTTGTACTCCTAAGAGAGCAGCTCTTGCAAGAACTTTTAAAAAAATGGCTAAAAATAAATAATCATGGCAACTAAAAAAACACAAGTTAAGAAAAGTCCTACTGGAGCTCCACTAGGTAATCCACTTAAATTCTTTAGAGAAGGTGGAGAAAAAATAAAAGCAATGTTTAAAAATGGAGGATATAATGTTCCTAAAAATGCACCATTGCCAAGAAAAGATAATGGTGGTGGATCTGGTATGGGTAGAATGGCAGCAGATGATGCAGCATTTGATGCACTGATAAATACATCATCTGCACCAGTTAGTACACCAAAACCTTCTAAACCAGTACCTGGTGGACCTTATGGAAATACTACTCCTGGTCATATACCATTAAGA